GTGCCGTCGAGGGTGCCGTCGATGTAGAGAGAGACGGTTCCGCCTGCCGTCCAAGTGCAGATCACGTGATGGACTTCGCCGTCGTTGACTGGGGTAACGCCGATAGATCCGCCGGAGCTTCCTGATGCGGTTACGACATTGAAGAAGATTGTGCCATCGGCCTTCACGTCGATTTCGAACCCAGTGCCGAACGCCGCAGTGGCGACGCCCATCACGAGCTGCTGCGTGACCGTCGTCGTTCTAATGAGGAACTCGACAGTGAACGACGCCGTGACCGGCAGGGCCGCGGCGTTGAAGATCTGGAACCCTTGCGTGGCGGCAGTGATCGTGACGGCGGTGTCCGTGTCGAACTCGTTCAGGCTGGTGGCGCCGAACGTCGGGCTGCCATTGACGGCGAGATTGTGGCCGTTGCCGGAGGCGTCGAGGATGCTGGTGGCAAACGGCCCTTCGTTGAGTCGCCACCAAGCGGCTGGCAGGTCGGCTTGGATCGTTTCGGCGTAGACGGAGCCGAGCGATGCTTGCTCCCACACCTTGAAGCCATCGGTCGCGGTGAGGGTGACGGTGGCTTCTTTGGTCATCTCGTAGTTCTGGTCCCAGCCGTCAGCGAACCCCGAGAACAGATCATAGGTGGTGTCCCACACTGACCGCAGCCGGATGCGCTTCATCGGCTTCACGTTGCTGTCGAACTGAGGGTCGTACGCTCGATCCCGGTTGTCGAGAATCACCGTCATGCGGCCAGGCTGGAATTGGTCGAGCTCCCGGTTGCGGCCCCGGTTGACATCGATGCTGCGAATGTCGGACAGCGGGATGCGTTCCCAGACGGGCGCGTCGCGTGGCCCGGTGGTCGGCGACCACTCAAGATAGATGTCGGGCATGTCCCGGGTGTTGGTGCCCTGGACGGAGCCGTTGAACAGGAGCAGGAGGGACATTTAGAAATACTGATCGGCCAGCTCGATCATGCGGTCATACGCTTCGGTCGACGTGTTGAAACCGCGCTCAAGCGGATGGATACCGTCGCCACCCATAATTGGCCATACACCCACTGCCCATTCGGGATTACTTGTGCTCTCCACGATGACGTAAGCAAAGAGACCTTGGATGTTGGCGCTATTTGCAACAACGGATATGCCTAATGGACCAGTCGACGGCATCAGTTCGATCACGCGATTATTCATGTGATTCCTTCCTTACTGGGCGATGTAGTAGACGGAGACGCTGGCCGGTTCAGTAGTCGGGATTATCACCCGGATGCCGGAAGCACAGTTCAGACCCTGTGGGCCGAACCAACGAAAATCAGACGTGACCTGTCCCGCACCACCAAGCCCAGCGGTGCTACCCCAGAACGCCGTCAGATAGTTCCCAGTGCTACCCGAGGTGCTGTCCCGAACCAGAACCCGCAGCGCAGCAGTGGAGCCAGTCGACCAAGCCGACACGCCAAACAGGATCGCTGACGAGGAGACGATGGTGCTGTCAACGGTTGAGGCCGAAACGGTACCGATCGTGCAAGGTTGCAACAAGCTGACCTTATTGAGCGCTCCAATGGCCAGCTTGTTGATTTGGTAATGCACCCCCGAAACGTCGTCTGTTGCAATCGATGTTCCGACGCCTGCGGTGATCGCGACGTTATCCGCCATGTCTCTCCTTAGTTGAAGCCCAACGATCCGCTGCGCCTCTGATGCGCGAGCAGGATCTCCTGAATTACCCGACCGTCTGCGACCAGCTGCACGATGATCGGCTGACCGCCACCCTTGCCGACCTCATCAGCGGGAATGACTCGCTCTCCCGCCTGCGCCATGATCGGCACGTCGGCACCCATCGGCCCGGGCACAATACCGCCCTGGTGAAGAACCGGCAGGCCAAGCATGCGGGCCGCCGCGGCCTGATCGGGCGTGTAGGGCCCAGTCTTCGGCAGGCGAGCCATGTTTGCCGTTAACGGGCCGACAAACGTCGGTGACACCCACTGGACGGCACCCGAACGGGCACTTTCGCTGCGAACCGTTGTCGTGTTCACAACCTCGTTGCGGGTGACGGTCGTCGTGATGTTCTTCGGCGCGCTGTTCAACTGCTCGTTGTAAGCCTTCTGGGCGTCATGCGCCGCCCATGTCGCCTTCTCGACATCCCAGTTTGCCCGCTCCAACTCCCGCTGCGCGCCCCGGACGGCGTCGGCGAAGCCGGGCGCCGGCTGCTGCGCAGCGTTCAGAGCGTTCTGCGCTGCCGTCGCATTGTCCGTTGCTGTCTTCACGGCACCCTGCGCCGTCGTCAGACGTTCGGCGGCGTTCTTCACGGCATCGGTCTGCTCGGGCGCCTCCTGCTGCGTAGTGTTCAGATCCTTCTGCGCCTGCAGGACATCCTTGGTGGCTCCCTCAACCTCACCCTGCTGGACCGCCACATCCTGCTGCGCCGCAGCGAGCTCCTGATCGGTGACGATCTCCATGCCCAGCGCCTTCGATAGCGCCTCCTGAGCAATCATCCGTTCCGTCACGGTGTCGGCGGCGGCCAACTGGGCGGTGGCGTTCTTGATCGCCTCGTCCCGGGCCTGCCGCTGCGCCTTCAGCTTCGACAGTTTGCCTTCGGCGTCGGCAACGTCCTGCGTCTCCTCGGCCAGCTTCTCCTGCGCTTCCCGCAGATCGTCGGTAGCGCGACGCACATCTTCCAGGTGGCGTTCGGTTGCCTCGGCTAGAGCGTCGTTGTAGTTCTCTTGGGCATCAACCAGCTTGTCGTTCGCTTCGGCAAGATTCCCGTTGGCGGTCGCCAGGTCCCGCTGAGCATCGGCGAGCTTCTCCGCGTCGACACCACCAGACTTGATCAGTTCGTCCAGGGTCTTCTGTGCGTCCGCAGCGGCAAGCTGGGCGTCCTCGAGGGCGAAGGCGGCATCCTTCGCTGCGATCTGGGCTTCCCGCAGATCCTTCAGCGCCTGCGCCGTCTGCCTCGCCGAGAGACCAGTGCCCTGGATGGCCCGGCCTGCGCCTTCCTGCGCCGTCTTATGGTCAGACGTGGCGTTGGTGGCGAACTTCATCTCGATCGACACGTCGTGGAGGCTCGACTCCATCTCCCGCATCCGGTCGACGCCCCGCAGGATCTGCTCCGGGACACCTTCAAGGCCCGGAACGAACTGGTCGATCTTCTCCAAGGTCTGCCCGACCGCCGAGGCAATGTCAGCCATGGCGCCGATGAAGAACCCGCCTGCGTCGGCCATGCCTTCGCCGACAACCTCAATGAACTTGAGGAACCCAGGGATTCCATCGGAGTTCAGCCACTGGACAACCTGCAGCATGACGGGCTGCAGTTTCTCGCCGATGATCGCCTGCGTGTTCTCGATGTTGGCGGCCAAGGTCCGCTGCTGGTTAGCGAGCCCATCGCTGGTCCGGTCGAAGTCGCCTGCGGCGGCGCCGGCGCCTTCGAACATGAGAGCGTTGACGGCGAGTGCCTTGTCCTGAGCGGTGAGCATCGTCGTGCTTTTCTTGCCGGTCATTTCCAGCGCCTTCTGCTCAACAGCAGCGGCGTTGATGAGTGGCAGGAATCGCTGGAGGGCGTCGTATTCGCCTCGGAACGCTGCCGACTGGGCAACGATCACGTCTTCGATGTTGGCGTTGTGGAACGACGCGAAGTCGGCGGCCAGCTCGGTGATCTTGGTGGACATCTTGGCGGCGTCTTCGGTGCCGACACCGAGCTGAGTGAACATGTTTCCGAACGATCCTGCGGCGTCGAGAGCCGCCCGCTTCGACAGGCCGAAGTCGTCGGCGGCGCCCTGCGCCCATGCTTCGATCGCCGCGGCGTTCTGACCGAAGATCACATTCGACTTGTTCAGCGCCTCCGACAGCGACGATGCTGCCTCAACCGACTGCTTGGCGAAGGCGAGAGCGGCGGCACCCGCTGCGGCGAACCCGAGCTTGGCGAGGTTGCCGAACTTGGCGATGCTGGCGCTACCGGTCGACTCGAAACCGCGAACGTCGTCCTGCGCCTTCTTCAGGCCGTTCTGAAGGTCACGGATGTCCGCCGTCAGCTTGGTGTTCAGTTCGGCGACTGTCAGCGCCACGACTTACCGCCTTCTCCTCGGACGCTTCGGGTTCATGCCCTTCTTCGCTTGGCGCTGCGCCTTCTCGAATTCCTGCCGGCGCAACGAATCAAGCCCCATCCAGTCGACCAACTCCGCGTACGACATTTCGGCCATCATCCGCCCGACCGTCATGCCCAACTTCTCGGCCCGCTCGTAGGTGTACCGATGCTCCGGGTTGGTCAGGAATCTTTTTTTGCTTCCTCAACAACCCTTCCCGAACCCATCGCCGACAGCGACAGGCATCGCACTGCCAGCAGTTGCACGACGTCCGAAGACTTGGATGTCAACCATTCAAGATCTTCTTCAGTGAATGCCCGCTCGCCTGTCTCCGGGTCGAAGCAGCAGGTGAGCACCACCCACGGATACCACTTCTCGGCGTCGACCTCGCCGTCCTTCGACGCGTTCTTGAGCAACTTCGCCTTGTCGAGCACCGACATCGAACGAATCTCAATGTCGACGCCTTCGATTGTCACCTTGTCGGTGGCGACATCCCAGGATGTGCCGACCTTATCCCTGAAGCTCATAGTTCTCTTCGTCCTCCTCGGGACTCTGGACCTCTTCGATGATCCCGGCTTTCAGCCACTCTTCGATCTTGCGTTTCGGGACTCGGCTGGTGACGGGGTCGCCAGGCTCGTGAGCGACCCCGTATGCCTCGCCACCAACGAGATGCCGGTAGTGAGCCACGACGCACCTACTCGTTCGTGCTCGTGACCGCGCCGGTGATCAGAAGTTCGAACGACATCGACACCGCGTCATCCACGGCAGCCCCATACTCGAGCGACGTCATCAGACACTCGCCGGTGAGGGTGTGCCGACCGGCAGCGGTCGACTCGGGACAGAACTTGAAGGTGTAGGTGGTGGCGCCAGCGTTGGCGAACACCCCGTCGATGACGTTGGCGTGAGTCGACGAGAAGTGGCCGGAACAGGTCAGCGTCGCACCACGAAGACCACCGATGTAGTTGCGGTCGTTGTCGCCGAACGTGGTGACCTCGGCAGGGTCCATCGAACGGGACAGGTTCGCCTCGTCGATGCCGGACGACAGGTTGACAAGAGAACCGGCGGTCGAGTCCAGCTCGAGCGAAGCGGACTTGCCGTGACGGAAGACGGGTGCCATTAGATACTCCTACCGTTTCTTGAGAAGGCGATTGAGGCGGTGATGGTGTCGGACGTTCCCGCCGACGTGTACGAGGAGATCGTGGAGCGGAGCCGCTCTTTGACGGTCCCGGAGACCGTGGAACGCTGGAATCGAGCGGCGGTTGCGGCGGTGAACGTGATGAGGTCGGCCCACGTGGAACCGGAGGTGCTGTGCTGGATCTTGAAGGTCGCCGAACCGAAGGTGGAGGCAACCGATGTGACGTGGAGGTGGCCGACGCCTCCGCCGGTGGTGCCACCTGCTGCGGTGGTGCCGGCGCTGATGATTCCTGACTGCGACCCGGTCGACGTCGACGCCGACAGCGGCCGCAGCATCCGGCCACCCCGGTAGCCGTAGGAGCCTTGAATGTCGAGCGATAGGCCGACGACGTTGTCGACTGGCGAGTCGATGTCGTAGGTGACCATATCGCCGGTCATCATCAGGGCCCGACCGCCGGTGGTGCCTTCCAGGTCGACGGTGACCACGAACTTGGTGGACCCACCGAAGGCATCATCCATGAAGGCGACAATGTCGTTGGTAGAACCGGCGACGCTGCTGGCGGCGAACAGGCCGTCGAACGAGGCGGTGACATCCTTCAGGCCGCCGATGTAGTTCCGGTCGCTGTTCTGGAAGGTGGTGACTTCGGCGGCGTCCATCGAGGCCGAGACAGTGAAGTCGGTGAAGAACTTCGAGAAGTCCCGTTCGTCGATAAGGACCCGGATGCCCTTAGCGTGTCTGAAGGTCGGAGCCAACTGGCCCTCCGAGCGCGTAGCGGGACGCTCGGAGGCGCTCTACGGCCTGATCAGTGATGTCCCGCCAAGGGGAGCTGTCACCCTGCCGCTATTCTACAACGTTCTGCAGACCGCAGCGCTGACATCGGATGCTGTACGGGGCCGTCAGGTATTCGGCGAGCCGCCGACGGCAGCCGTCGCACCGTGGGTCATGGTTGGTGCGCGACGGGGCGGTCGGCCCGTAGGCGCTAGGCGGCGGTTGTGCGTCGGACGACATCGAAGTTGGCGGCGAACACCACACGCCCCTGCTCATCCCGAGCCATCAAGAACGGCGACTGGACGGCCGAGATCCGCAGATAACTGCGGCCAGACAGGGTTTCGTTGGCTACTTCTTGCAGCTGAAACCAGGCGTCGTTGGCGTTCGCCCGGGCCTTGGTGCTCGACGTCGACCTACAAACCACCTGAACCCGGGCGTTTTCCCACGCCGGCAGGTCGCTGCCGAACACTTGGGCGGGCGCCAACCCGGGCGTCTCGATGATAGCGGTGGCGGTACCCGGCTGATCCGGCATGAAATTCAGAAAGAGGTTCGTGCCCGCCGTGAATCTCGTCGATTCGGAGTCGAGGAACCCGCCGACCTCTTCGATCAAGCCCACGCTAGGCCCCCGTCGATGAGTAGACAGCGAGGCGGGCGCAGCGGCTGCACTTCACCTCGAACCGCGCCGAGCTCGTGCTCGAGACACGCAGCAGCAGCCGGTGACAGGAGCAGCGAACCTCTCGGAATGTCACTTGCGAAGTCGCTGCCATGCGCGTTCGATCCTTCGGCTCAGGTTGGATGGGATCTTCGGGGCCCGTTCGAGGAATGGCTGCTCAAGGAATTTGGCTTGCCCAGTAGCATGGTTGAGGCTCATGTCTTCATGCTGGCGAATGGCGTAGGCCGCGGCGGCACCACCAAAGCCGGCTTCAACTTCGATCTTGTCGCCTCGCTGCTCAGGCGGCAGCACGGTGCCGCTAGCCCGCAAAACGCCGGTATCGACAGGCGTGCGGCTCTGCGCTTCCGCGATTACGGCCGACTGTTCCTCGAACATGGCCGATTCCAGCGCCTTGACGGCCAGGTCGGGCGCTAGACGCATCTTGCGGATGAACTCGTCCCCACCGGTGATATAGGACTTGGCCATTGCTCAGTGACCCAACAAGAATTTCACGTGGTGCTGAGCGCCGGACTCGTCGAAGGGCCGGTTCACCGCGACCACTTGCGGGGTCGTCCCGTTCGGGAGGGTGACCCGGTCATCGACGGTGAACGCCTTCGTGCTATTCACCCAGACTTCGGTGGTCACCTCGATGACCTCCCCGTCGGCCGTGCGCACGAATCCGGCCTTCTCATGGATGCGGGCTCGATAGGTGGATCCTGAGCCGTAGGTGGGTTCGCCGTAGTTGTTGTGGCCGCTGCGGGTACTCACGGTCACGTTGCTGTTCATTAGCCCGAGGAAGGCGGATTCGAAACTCATTACCCCTACTGCTTCCAGCCATTGATCTTGAGATATGTATCGAGTTCACGTTCGAGCTTCCGCATTGCCTTGCGTGCTTCATACTTCTCGTCGAGATCAGTACTGTTATCGGCCAGTTCCCGCTGTTTTGCAATTTCCTTGATGAAACGTTCAGTGGGGCTCATCAGAAAGCCTCGCCTGCCTGCGTCGAACCTTCTGGCTGCATAGCCGACGGGTTGTCGAACTGGTCGCGGCGCGCCCAAGGCCTCACCCGATCGCTGTCGGATTCGAGAGCCTGCTTGCCGCTGATCGTGATACCGCCAGCGAACGGGCGGGCCGACGCCAACGCCGACTGTTCGCTGAGCCGCCGACAGAGCGACTGGTAGGCCCGCTGGAACGCCTCCACGTTCCCGCCTGACACCCCGTAACGCAGCATGAGGTCACCCACCTGCTTCTGCTCCACGGACGACGTGGACGCAGACAGGGTGGTCACCCTGGCGCCGAGGGTGTGAGCAGCGAGGCAGGCACCCGCATACAGATTGGGCGAAACATCCAAGAACCATTGGACTTCATTGTTTGAGAGGATTTCGCCCGAGGTGCTGGTCGAGACGTCCCAGATCAAAAGCCGGAGAGCGTCTCGCTGGTTCGTGGATGGATTGCCGGTGTACGGCATCAGGCGACCTTCCGATTACGAGGGCGGCGACGTTCATACTCTCGCTGGCCGAGTACGCATTCAGGGCATGGAGTCAAGCCTCGACGCTTCTCGGTCATGTAGCCATTGATGGTGCCGTGCGGAATTGGGCGACATGCATAGCCCTTTGGCATGTCGGGCGTCAGGTTTTCGGCAGCCCGCATGATCTGGGCGCGACGACGCTCCCCCATGACGGGAGCAATGGCGGTCAAAAGCCTAAGGACGTCCTTCTTGTTGCCAACCTGCCAAGTCCAGTAAGGCTTCTTGCGGTTCCTGGTGACTGGGCCAGCAACGGAGCCGATCCCAGCCATTGCATGAACGCGACGGATGACGTCCTCGTCGGTCATGCCGACCGAAACGCGTGCAGACGTCTTCCCCGTCGGACGAATATGGCCTTCGCCCTCGATGAGGGCAGCCATGTAGGCGATCTCAAAGTCACTCCATGCCATAGACATATTCTACGGCCTTCGACATTAGAGCAACCCAGTCACCTTGAGCTTCCCGGCAGACAACGTCGCCGGAAGCTGATCCGTCGTTATCGGCATCGTCCCGTTCGCTGTCGCCAAGGTGGGCACCTTCCCGCCCACCAACGCTGGCGTCTTCCCGTTCAGCGTCTGAAGTTCGCCGCGTATCGCCTGTAGTTCGGCGGTCAACGCCTGAACGGCAGCTGTTAGCGCGACGATCTCGGCCCGAGCCGAAACGAGATGTTGACCGAGTGTCGCCATCGCATCAGCCGATCAGGTCGACCCAAGCAGCGAACGTCACCTCAGCCGTAGTCGCCGATACGCCGCGCACCCTGAACTGATAAGGCAGCGGAGCGCTCGTCACGTCATGGGCACCGGTCGAACCGCCAGCGCCGGTCGGCCGAGAACCACCAGTCGACGCGCCCGGGTAGACAAGAAGAGTGACAACCGAGGGCACCCCCGCAGTGGAGGCCACCTGCGCCA